CTGAAGTTGTTTATTTCACCCTTTAATCTGAGATAGGATGCCTTGTTTATTAACATCAGGATTTACCCTTGATTGCAAAGAAGCAATCGGAGGTATCAAAAGCATCCACCTAATCAGTTGGACTGCATCAAAGTTTACCGTTGTTAGTGGTGTAGTTACTGCAACAACTGTGGTGAGCGGTGATGTGTACACTTACGAGCTACCGAAAGCAACCGGATCATTGACAAACACCACAAATGTTTCGATTGAAAACGGCACATCTTTCAACCAAGCCGACATTGCGTTCAAACTTCGCAGATTGTCAACCACCAAACGCAACGAGATGAAACTCCTTGCACAAGGTCGTTGCTATGCAATCGTGAAAACGAACAACGATGAGTATTGGTTGGCTGGTAAGGACTTGGGTTGTGATGTGACTGCAATGGTCAGCAACACGGGTACTGCAATGGGTGACTCTACTGGATATGAGGTGACTCTATCTGCAATCGAAGCCGAAGCTCCGTTCATCTTACAAGCATCGGTGGTAACTACATTGGGAATTTAAGTACGCTTGATTCATAGAGAAAGGGGGTGGGCATTTGCTCACCCTTTTTTGTTACATAAAAGACAAGTCGCTATTTTCTCTTGATGTTGTTGATTACAAAAGCGGAATCGAAGAATTGGTATGTAACTCTGACCGAGAAAGTCACGATTGCGAATCCTAAATTCCTATTTAGTATGACGCATTTGTTGACTGATCAAGTGGTCAATGTAATCTTGGCAGACATCTCCACACAAACGGAGAGATACAACAAATTTGCAGTAGTTGAAGGAACGACATTCACTCTCTTGAATGGCGAGTACGAATATAAAGTTTACGCACAAACATCAGCGGTCAACACGAATCCTGACCTTGCCAATGAGCTTGTAGAAATCGGAGTTTTGAAATGTCAGTTAGTTGACCAACCTGAAGTGTTCTATTCACCAGCGTGAACAAGCAACACAACATATTGCCAACATCACCGGTTGATGTATTCTTTGGGTTAGCGACTCAGAGTGGTGATTTGTTGCTGACTCAAGATTACGATTTTGTTGGATTTGATGGAATTGCTTTCATTGATTCAAAAGAATACAACCCCACACTCATTCAGAAGCAATCTAATCGCAGTTTGACAAGTAAGGTATATAAACCCACACTTGCGTCAAAGAAGATTGATTACACGCTGAATTTGAAAACTTACAACTTTGCAGAATCCAAGAAGCAAAGAAACATTTCTCAGAGTGCAAAGAGTTATGTTCCAAGTTTATCATCAAAGCAAAACAACATCACGCAAAGTGCGAAGAGTTACACACCGAATCTGAGTGAAACAATCATACAAGATGACTTCACTTTTTTAGTGACTCAAGATTTGAACTTTCTCACGACTCAAAATGGCGACTACATCGGTTTTGATAGTGCATTCATTGGATATTTACTTACAACAAACAACGAGTTTATGCGAACTCAAGACGGCAACTTTTTAGAATTATGAGCAACAAGAGAATAACTGACCTAACCGAATTAACAACCCCAACAACGGATGATGTCTTTCCAGTTGTTGACATAGCAACCAACACAACCACAAAAGTTCAGTTGGCAAACTTGCCGGTGCAAACTGCGGTCACAACGGCACTTGCGACAAAACAAGCAACACTTGTATCAGGCACAAACATCAAGACGGTAAACTCAACCACATTGCTCGGAAGCGGTGATGTTGCAGTTCAACCAACTTTAGTGAGTGGAACTTCAATCAAGACGGTAAACTCAAATTCTTTATTGGGTGCTGGAGATGTCGCAGTTCAAGAAACTCTTGTAAGTGGCACAAATATCAAAACGCTTAACTCCGTTTCATTACTTGGAGCGGGTAACATCGTGTTAGCGGCTACTCCAAGCGGTGTATCGGGTGCAATTCAGTTCAGCAATGGCAGTGCGTTTGCAAGTGATGCCTCCAACTTGTTTTGGGATGATACCAATAATAGGTTGGGTGTGGGTACGAATGCACCAAGTGCAACAGTTCACGCCAAAAGTGCGGGAGATACAAGTGCAACTTTTATATTCAGAGGTGACAATTCAAGTGGTGTTGAAAGATTTAGCATTGCATCTAATGGGGCTTTGTTCTTAGCACAAACGGGAAACCGAAATATAGAAGTAAACCCAGGGGGATATATAATTGTATCTAATTATACGGCAGGGTTCAATGTTACATCAAAAATTGTTGCGGGTAGTGGAAGTGCATTGGATGCTCAAATGGGAGTTAAAGGCAGTGGCTCAACATCCGCCACTACATCGCTTTTGGTTCAGAATAGTGCGAGTACGGCTGCGTTAACTATAAAGGATGATTTAACTTCTACATTTGGCGGTTCGGTATCGGTTGGGGCTACAATAGTCGCAAGTGCAATTTTACAAGCGGATTCCACAACCAAAGGATTCCTACCACCCCGAATGACAACAACCCAAAAGAACGCAATCGCATCACCTGCTGCGGGATTGGTTGTTTACGATTCCACAACTAACAAATTACAATGCTACAATGGTAGCACTTGGAACGATTTATTCTAATTTTGTAGTATGACAAAAATAAAGTTTTATAGCAAATGGGCTTTAATACATACTACGATTTTATTTTGTGGAATTATATTTTCAACAACATTTGTACTTACATTAATCAAGATAGCAACAATTAACAAATAAAACAATGAAAGCAATTCAAATCAATACAAGCGTAAACCTAACAAGCGGTTTATCAATCCCATCGGGTTCAGTATGCGTAATCGCAGAAGGTTACGCAGATGTAAAAAGTCAAAAAGACGGAATTATCCCCGCCCAAATCGCAACCTTTGTTTTTGCAAGTGTTCAAGCATTTGCAGAAGGCAAAGCACCGATTCAAGGGATTCAAGATTTTAACACCACTTTCTCAGGACTTGAGTTGAGCGTTGCGGATTATGAAACATTGGCAGCCGAAACATTGTTAATCAATGCGGTTTACTCTGCGTTAAATGCAATCTATCCTGCACAAGTTGAGGTAATTACTTTGTAAGTGAAACACTTTGACAACGATACAACGGCAGCCATTGCAACGGCTATCTCAGGCAGTTCGGCAGTTCTGCATTTTGCGAATACTTGGCAACCTTTGTTTGCACTTGTCTTGGCTCTTGTTGGTATTGTTTCGGGGTTGTTTGCGATTCGTTACTACGCAAAGAAAATTGATGCGATAGATGGCAAAGGCAACTAACACCAGCACATTCAGAGCAAAGCCAAAGAATAAGCTCCGCAGACATACCAAGCACATCAATAAACACAAATCGTGCAAACCAAAAAGAGGACAAGGATAAAAGGTTATTTTGAACCTACGCCAAAACGATTCCGAGTGCTTGGTGATTCCATTGCCGGTGCATCTTTGTTTGTTGCTGGTTTGAACCTTGACCATCCAAAGTTGATGTTGATCATCGGCATCGCTGGTGGAATTGGAAAGTTCATCACAAACTTCTTCACCGATGAAACAAGTTAAGTTCAACGGATTCTACAAAGAGGAATGTCCAAAGTCACAAATCTACTTGCATCACACCGCTGGAGGTGGTGACGGAGTTGCAACCTTTCAATTTTGGGATGCTGATCCAGTAAACATCGCAACCTGCATTGCGATAAGTCGCACGGGTGAAATCGTGCAAGGGTTCTCGTCAAAGTATTGGGCGTATCACTTAGGACTAAAAACATCACACTTTCAAGGAGTGCCATTCACGAAACTTGACAAGACATCCATTGGGATTGAGATTTGTAATTGGGGATACTTGGTAGAGAAGAACGGCAAGTTCATCAATTATGTAGGCAAGGAAGTGAAAGATGTCTGCAAACTGGATAAGCCATTTAAGGGATACACCTATTTTGAGAACTACACCAAAGAGCAAATCGCATCAGTCAAAGAATTGTTGTTGTTGTGGCGTGAGAAATACGCTATTGACTTGACTTATCACGAGGACATTTGGTCGGTGACAAAAAGAGCATTGTCAGGCAAGAACGGAGTGTTCACTCACAACTCAGTTCGTGCAGATAAAATTGATGTTTATCCCCACCCCGATTTGATTAGTATGTTGCAATCACTTTAAGTTGCTATTTACTTTCAATGATCTTCCAAAGAATCAACTTTCACGACAATGTCCTTCCCGTTTTCAAGGAAAACAAGGCGAAAGGATATGTGACTTTTGGTGCTGACAACTTGTATCCCGATTTTTTAATTGAGTTATTCAATAAGTCACCCAAGCACAATGCCATCGTTTCATCCAAAGCATCGTATGTTGCTGGTGTTGGAACAAAGGTAATCGGACAAAACACCGTTGACATCGCAAAAGCCGAAGCAAAGATTCAAGCGATTAACGCTTACGAAACACTCAACCAAGTTAAGAACAAGATTGCTTATGACCTTGAGTTGTTCAATGGTTATTGCTTGGAGATAATTTGGAACAAGGCGAAATCGGCAATTGCTGAAATATACCACATCCCTTTCAAGAATATCCGCAAAGGACTTGAAGGTGATTATGTGTATTGTGAGGATTGGACTGACCGCAAAGCGGAGCAAGTTCATTATCAGCCATTCAATTCAACTACAAGAGAATCAAAGTCACTTTATTATTGCCAATTCTACCGACCTGGACAAGGCGAATATCCTTTGCCGGATTATGTTGGTGCATTGAAGTATATTGAGGTTGACACCGAGATTTCAAATTATTATTTGAACTCAATCAAAAACGGATTCACCGCACAAACACACATCCAGTTATTCAAGGGAATCCCAACACCTGAAGAAGCTCGTTCAACGGCAAGACGATTCAAAGAAAACTATCAAGGCACGGACAATGCCGGTGGACTTATCATTCAATACAACGATCCACAAGAGAAAGAATCAGTCATCAGCAACTTGCAACCATCGGACTTTGACAAG